GTCTCGGAGCAAGAAAAAGAAGTCTGAGATTATCGGAACGGATGAAGCTAAAACGGTTTTGTATTCGCGTTTGAAGTTGAAGCAAAACGAGTCGGGCATAACGCCGGGCTATTGTCACTTCCCTATTGACCCAAAGTATGACCCTGAGCATTTTGAGCAACTAACGGCTGAGAGGGTTGTGCGGAAGTTGATACAAGGTCAAACGACTTTGAAGTGGGTATTGAATCATGCCGGACAGAGAAACGAGCCTTTAGATTGTCGGGTTTATTCTCATGCGGCGTTGCGGCTTATGTCGCCTAAGTGGGGGCGGCTGACAGGTGCGGTTAAGCAGACACCAGAAGCGCCTCTAGTAAAAACAATTACGCGAAAAGGTAGACCTTTACGCAAGAAAAGATCAAGCGGGTTTGTAAATTCATGGTAGCGACTGTAGCAAGCAAAGAGCCAGAAAAGTTAGTGGCGGGTGATACCCTTAAATTTACTAAATCGGTATCAGATTACGCTCCAGCTGATGGGTGGACGCTATCTTATGCGCTGGTTTCTTCGGCTAATCAATACAATTTCAGCGCGTCTGATAATGGCGATGGTACGCATTTAGTTAATGTTGCGGCGGCTACGACGGCTACATGGGTCGTAGCCACATATAAATGGCAAGCATACGTTACAAAAGCCACTGAGCGTTATTCGGTAGGCGCGGGAACGCTTGAAGTTGTTTCTGATTTTTCGGGTGAGACTTCATTCGATGCGAGAGCGCATTGCAAGAAGGTATTAGACGCTATTGAGCTAACGATTGAAGGCAAAGCAAGCAAAGACCAGCAAAGCTATTCAATCTCGTTTGGTGACAGTGGCGCTAGTCGTTCTATATCGCGGCTTTCTTTTGGTGAGCTTATCGAGGCTAGAAAATTCTATAAGAATGAATACCAGCGATTAAAAAGACAAGAGCGCATTGCTAACGGCTTAGACAGTGGGCGCACAATTCATATCAGGATGGGCGTGTAATGTTTGGGCTATTCAAAAAGAGAATCAAAGAAGATTACGCACCGAGCAAGTCGCAGTTTCAGAAGCGTGATTTTAGCGCGGCGCAGAACAAGTTGTTTTTTGATGGTTGGACTAATCAAGCATCAAGCATAGATCAGATATTAAAGAGCCAGCATAGTTCTTTAGTGGCTAGAAGTAGAGAGCAGACGCGAAATAATCCGTTAATGCGGCATGCGGCTAACATCATGGCTAAGAACGTGATCGGTTCAAAGGGTATTACGGTTTATCCAAAGGTTAAGCGTGATGCTCAAAGGCTGGACAAACCAGCGAATGAGGCGATTAAAGCGGCTTGGGCTGATTGGTGCGTTAATGACTGTGACTACACAGGAAGTATGAGCTTCGTGGAGCTTTGTTCTCTTTGGGTAAAAACCGCTTTTGTTGATGGTGAGTTTTTGTTCATGGTCCACAACGAGGGCAAGTATGGCTTGCAAGTTGAGAACATTGACCCGCAGCTTATCTACACAGAGCGCAACCAAAAAGAGACAAATGGCAATGTTACACGTTTAGGCGTGGAGTATTCAGGCTCTAAGGTTGCGGCTTTATGGCTTAAGACAATAGATGAAGATGGTGGATACTCGGCTTACAACGTAAGACGTATTGATGCTGGGCAAATCTACCATTGCTTTATTCGGGATTGGGCTAATCAATCAAGGGGTATTCCCTGGGCTAGTGCCTCGCTGACACGATTAAAACACCTTGACGCATACGACGAGTCAGCTTTGGTTGCTGCTCGTGCTGGTGCGTCCAAGATGGGCTTTATATCGGGCGGTGATGACGATGACGACGAGTACGACAATGGCGTACCTACGATGGACTTTAACCCTGGCACTATTGAAAAGTTAGCCGATGGTGAGGAGTTCACAGGCTTTGACCCTAACTACCCTAGTGATGCATATACACCTTTCACCAAGAAGGGCGTAAGGGATGTTGGCGCGGGAATGGATATTAGTTATGCATCGCTTTCGGGTGATATGTCAGACGTAAATTATTCGTCTATTCGGTGGGGCGGTCAAGATGAGCGCGAGAGCTTCATTGATAAACAGAATTGGTTTATCCGTTGCGTAGTAAAGCCGTTATATGAGGACTTTATTAGAAACGCTGTTTTGAGGCAACAAATAATGATTGGGACTAGACCATTATCTAGGCCTGTTAATGAATACATGAAGGCGCATTTTCAGGGGCGTAGATGGTTGTCTACAGATCCGCAGAAAGAGGCTAAAGGATTCCAGATGGATTTAGAGAGCGGATTGATTTCGCCTCAAAGAATCATTGCTAGTCGGGGTGAAGATCCTGAAGAAATACTAGAGGAAATTAGAGAATGGGAAGCTATGAGAGGCATAAATAATGACCAAGCAGATCAATAAGAATTTAACCCGCGAGATAAACATCGCGGATTTTAAAAGGGCTGACGAGGATAAGCGCACCATTGAGGTTGCGTTTTCATCTGAGGAAGTTGTGGAGCGTTACTTTGGCGATGAAGTCTTAGACCATAACCCGCAAAGCGTGAGGCTCGACCGTTTGAATAACGGCGGCGCGGTGTTAGTGGAGCATGACAGGAATGATCAAGTTGGCGTTGTAGAAAGTGCGAGGATTGACAGCGACCGAGTGGGTCGTGCGACTTTGCGATTTTCAAAAAGTAAAAGGGGTAAAGAGATTTACCAAGACGTTCTCGATGGTATTAGAACGCTTATATCGGTCGGTTATTCGGTCAGTAAGTGGGAAGAAACTAGAGAGGGCGAGAAAACTAAATTAAGGGCAACTGATTGGATGCCCTACGAAATATCTTTTGTCTCGATTCCTGCCGATGCTTCGGTTGGTGTTGGGCGTTCACAAACAGAAAAGGAAACTAAAATGACTGATGTTAAAAAAGAAGTAGAAGTAAAAGCAGAGCGTAAAGTAGAAGCTCCTTCAATTAACGTGCGCGAATTGCAAGACAAGACACGCCGACAAGAGCTAGACCGAATTAACTCAATTCGTCAAATGGCTGAACAGCACGACTTTGATAAGTTGGGCGCTGATGCTATCGAGCGCGGTACAGACTCAAACGCTTTTTATAAAGAGCTATTAGAGAAAGTAGGCGAGCGTAATGCGGCGGTTCGAGCAAAGCAAGAAACTGAGACAGGCGAAGCGGCTGGCAAAGTTGGACTATCAGGCAAAGAGAAAAACGCTTTCTCAATGGTCCGTTTGATGGATGCTATGGCTAACCCTAATGACCGTTCAGCACAAAATGCGGCTGGATTTGAGCTAGAAGTATGCGCTGAAGCAGAGCGTACACTACCTGGTGATTTTAAGGTTCGTGGTTCATTCATTCCAACTGAAGTATTCAACCGTGATCTAACGGCTGGAACGGCTACTGATGGCGCTGAGTTGGTTGCGACTAACTTGCTTTCTGGTTCTTACATTGACGTATTGCGTAACAACATGGTTGCTCTACAAGCTGGCGCTACTATGCTTCCGGGCTTAGTTGGTAATGTTGCTATCCCTCGTCAAACCTCTGGCGCGGCTGCTACTTGGATTAGTGCCGAAGATGGTGATGCGACTGAGAGCGAGCCACAATTCGACCAGATCACACTTTCGCCTAAAGACCTTGCTGCTTACACCGAAGTGTCTCGCCGTTTGAGCCTACAAAGCTCACCAGCGATAGAAGGCATTGTGCGTAATGACTTGTTCATGGCGTTAGCTTTGGGTATGGATGCGGCGGTTTATTACGGTTCTGGCGCTTCTGGACAGCCTCAAGGCATTGATGGTGCGACTGGCGTTGCAGACCCTACGTTCTCAAGTGCTACAGCTCCAACGTATGCCGAGCTAGTCACTCAAATGAAAACTTTGATGACTTCAAACGCTGCCAATAACCTTACTTACATCGGCTCACCTGATTTTTGGGAGACTGTTAAAACTACTCCTAAGCAGGGTTCAGGTGTTGAGGGTAACTTTATCAGCGATGGCAATAGCATCTTAGGTCGTAATCTTTTGACTAGCTCACAACTAGCGGCTGATGACTTTGTTCTAGGTGACTTTAGCAACATCTTGATCGGTGAGTGGGGCGGTATTGAATTAAACACAGACCCTTACACTCATTCGCTTAAAGGTAAGACTCGCTATGTCATCTTCAAGACTTGCGATATTGCTATTCGTCATCCACAGGCGTTCAGCTTCCATAACGCAGCTTAATCCAAGCTACAAGTAATTAAGAGGCGGCCTTCGGGTCGCCTTTTTTATTGGAGGTAAAGAATGAAAGTTGAAATAACAAAAAATTGTTATGTCGAGGGTAAAGCCGTAAAGGCTGGTGATGTTGTCGATACAGACAAAGCCAATTTGTTAATCGGGG